GTATTATAATCAAACAGACCAACGCCAGAAAGGAAATTACATGGCAGATAAGAAAATCGTACTCAAAGATGTTGAAGTTAGCTGGGCTAAATTGCAGGAGCCAGCCAACAAGTATATGTCAGAAGAGATGGAGTACACAGTCGCAATCAAGATGAACGATCAGCTTGAACGTCTTATGACTGACTTCAAACTCAACAAGAAAGTAAAGGAAGGTAAGGACAGCACATTCGATGGTGCTAGGTTCATTCAGATCGGTCTTGACGAGAAGACACGGGGTGGTTGGACACGTTACGGTGAGGTCTACGACAGCAACGGTAACCCTACTGAGGACTTGATCGGTAATGGTTCAAAGGTAAACATGTTTGTGTCTATCGGTAACAGCCAGTACGGTAACATCATTAAGCTGGGTCATCTCTCAGACATGAAACAAGAAACCAAGGATATGTTCTTTGATTTCTGTCAGGTCATGGAGCTAGTGGACTACGATGCACCATCAGCAGTCATCAAGTCTAACGTCCAGACTAACGCAGCTGTAGAGGCTGCACCATCAGAAGAGATGGAAATTGCATTCGAGTAAGGAGATAACATGACAGACCAACCTAAAGGTATTGATACCCTAATCGAAGATGTCTATGCTGTGTTGACCGAGGGTTACACATCAACAGAAGAAAGCGAGAAGGTTATTGATACCTTTGGGGACAGTCTCAAAGACTTACTCCGTTCTCGTTTGAAACCCCGTACAGAAAAGGGACCAACACTACGTCTATCAGCAATCGGTAAACCTTCTCGTCAACTATGGTATGACAGTAAGGGGCACAGCCGTGAGGTTATGACTGGTGACAAGCTACTCAAGTTTCTGTACGGGGACATCATCGAAGAGATACTTCTTACGTTAGCTAAACTTTCTGGTCACAGTGTGACAAATGAGCAACACAAGGTAAAGGTTGCAGGAATTACAGGACACATGGACGCAGTGATTGATGGTCATGTAGTCGATGTAAAGTCTGCTTCCCCTTCTGCCTTCAAGAAGTTTTCTCAGGCAAGCCTAGCTGTTGATGATCCATTTGGATACATGCAGCAAATCTCTGCCTACAGTGAGGCTGTCCCTGATAACAAGGGTGTAGCTTTCTGGGCTATGAATAAGGTGGATGGTTCACTCGTTCTTTACCAGCCATCTAGTGACTTACTGCCCGACACACAAGAACGTGTCACTGAATTGAAAGAAGTCTTAGCCTCTGACACACCACCTGAACGGTGCTACGAGGTTGAGTTTGACTACAAGACAGGTAATGAGAAGCTGGCTATTGGCTGCGTCTTCTGTGACTTCAAGAAGGAGTGTTGGAAAGATGCTAACGATGGTCAGGGTCTCAAGGGTTACAAGTATGCAGCTATACCGTTCCCTATATACCTCACCAAGGTGGTGAAGGAACCAAGGGTTGCGGAGATAGACATTGGCTAGGAAGTTAACCACAAGACAAAGAGCACTCAAGGCTGGGTATAGGTCTGGCCTTGAGGAACAAACGGCTGAGATGTTAAAGAAGAAGAAAGTAAAGTACACCTACGAAGAGACCAAGATCAAGTGGGAAGACTTTAAGATCAGGACTTACACACCTGACTTTGTTCTACACAACGGCATCATAGTAGAAACCAAGGGCCGCTTCACAGCAGCCGATAGACGCAAACACCTTGAAATTAAACGACAATACGGGACAGAACATGACATCAGGTTCGTCTTTAGTAATAGTCGTGCCAAGTTATACAAGGGTGCTAAGTCTTCATATGGTGACTGGTGTGACAAGAATGGGTTCCTTTACGCAGACAAGGAGATACCAGAGGAATGGTTAAATGAATGAGGATTTGACTACTCGAATTACTGAAAGGTTCAGTATTGAAGAGATAGCAGACGCCTGTGGCATTACACCTTACATGTTTATACAGGCTTTCGCAGATGAAATAGTTGACAACCTAAGCTCTTTGTCAGATATTGACCACGGGTTTACAACAAAGATAGAGGACTACGAATGATTACACAGGAAGACATTGATGCCTTCAAGATCATAGACGTTACACCTATGGACTACTCGTATTGGGTAGAGGATAAGATTGTAACTAAAGGAGATACCCGCTTGATTGAGAACACTCTTGGTCTAGTGGGTGAGGCTGGTGAGGTGGCTGAGAAGGTTAAGAAGTATCTCAGGGACAACACAAAGGTTAGTCAGAAAGAGATTGTAAAGGAGTTAGGAGATGTGGTATTCTATGCTACAGCACTATCTAATTACTTCTACAGTAACCTCAACGAGGTTATGCAAACCAACATGGACAAGTTGAATGATCGTGCTAAACGTGGTATGATTAAAGGGTCAGGGGATAACAGATGAAACAGAAGTGGGTAAACAATATACTCGTAAGGTTCATGCGGTACTGTGTGATGTGGTCAGAGCATCGACAGGCAATCAAGGTACTGAACCGACTGTCCGATAGGGAACTAAAGGACATTGGCATTAGCCGAGAAGACATTGACCGTATGGTCTGGTTAGAAGAAGATAAAACAATGCGAGGACGTGGCGAATGACTAGGTACACAGCAGAGTTCAGAGGAGGGGACCGTGGCCCTAATGACTGGGAGTGGACCGTTGTTGATGAAGATATTGGTCCGTCTGGAAGCTCTATCCACTTCGGTCTAACTGAAACAGAAGCCAAGTCTTTAGCAAAAGAACTTAATGAGAAAGAGCAAAATGACAAACAGTAACCAACTACCAACAGATTATCAGTCATTCATCCACAAGTCACGGTATGCCCGTTGGCTGGAAGAAGAAGGACGCCGTGAGACATGGGGTGAGACAGTATCACGTTACATGGGTAACCTCGTTTACCCCAAGATCGGTAAGGACAGCTACACCAAGGAGATCGAACAGGCTATCCTGTCACTGGATGTCATGCCATCTATGAGAGCCTTGATGACAGCTGGCCCTGCTTTGGCACGGGACAACACGGCAGGGTACAACTGTTCATACCTACCCGTAGATGACCTTAAGTCCTTCGATGAGGCTATGTTTATCCTCCTCTGTGGTACTGGTGTCGGGTTCAGTGTCGAGAGACAATTCATCAGCAAGCTCCCAGAAGTGCCTCAACTCTTCGAGAGTGAGTCGATCATTGTCGTTAAGGACAGCAAGGAAGGCTGGGCTAAGGGGTTCCGTCAATTGATTGCACTCCTTTATAGTGGTGAGATTGCTCAGTGGGATATGTCTAAGGTTCGTCCAGCTGGTGCTAAACTCAAGACCTTTGGTGGACGTGCCTCTGGTCCTGCACCCTTAGTTGATCTGTTTAACTTCACTATCCGTACCTTTAAGGAAGCACAAGGCCGTAAGCTGTCTTCTCTTGAGTGCCACGACATCATGTGCAAGATCGGTGAAGTGGTAGTGGTTGGTGGTGTACGCCGCAGTGCTATGATCTCTCTGTCTAACCTGAGTGATGACCGTATGCGTCATGCTAAGTCAGGAGCATGGTGGGAGAACAACCCCCAACGTGCCTTGGCTAACAACTCTGTATCCTACACGGAGAAACCAGACAGTCTATCCTTCATGCGTGAGTGGATGGCCTTGGTTGAGTCAGGCTCAGGTGAACGTGGTATCTTTAACCGTCAGGCTTCTAAGGTACAGGCAGCTAAGAATGGACGCCGTGATGCTGACTATGACTTTGGGACCAACCCGTGTTCGGAAATCATCTTGCGCCCAAATCAGTTTTGTAACCTAACGGAGTGCGTAGTACGGGCAACAGATAGTATTGAAGACCTAGAGAAGAAGGTTCGTATGGCTACCATCCTTGGTACGATACAATCTTCCTTTACAAAGTTCCCTTATCTCCGTAAGATATG